CCGGAGGAACTTTGTTCCAACATTCGCTCGTCGCTTGCCCGTGGGTTGCCAGAGTTGGCCCCCGCTCTCTGCACCCACGATGGAACATTCGTGTGTGTAGCGAGTGGGTGGTCAATGCCTAGTTTTGTAGAGGACATTCGGGCGCAGCGACAGGCCGGTCGCCCGATTGTCGCTGTAAAGGCTGCACACGACTTCCTGTGCGAGAACGGCATAGAGCCTGACCTGTGGGTCAACCTTGACCCCCGTGACCGCACAAGCGGTATACAGCGCCATAACGCGCACACCACCTACCTTGTTGCCTCCCGCTGCCCACCGGCTACCTTCGACACGTTGAAAGAGCGCAAGGTTGTCTTGTGGCACTCGTGGTCAGAGGGGCCGGAGATGAAGGCGCTGGGCGCTGGCAAGTTGGCGGTCGGCGGCGGCACCACCTCGGGGATGCGTGCCATCAACATCGGGTACCTGCTTGGCTTTCGCAACTTTGTGTTGTACGGGTACGACAGTTGCAATCGGGCTGACGGCATCAAGCGGTTTACCGGCGAGATGACCGGCCCGACGATGGATGTCTATGTGGGCGCAGAAAAGCGCAAGTTCACCTGCAATGCTGCGATGGCGCAGCAGGCAAACGAGTTCCAGATGATTTACACCGTGATGCCCGAAATCACGGTGGAGGCCAAAGGGCCGGGGTTGATTGCCGCCATCATCGAAGAGCGCCGCAAGATGGCGCTGGCGGCTTGAGATGGCCATACCCTCACGGGTGCTGGGCGCAGGCGTAGACAGCCTCAAGACCGTCTCCATTTGTGGCGACGGCATCAGCACGGCAACCGCAGCCGGAACCTCGGCAAGCAATGCGCTGCAATTGACCTATGTTTACACCAATGTAAATAGCGCGGCGGTTGGCACGGGCGTAAGACTGCCCCCGACAGAGATGGGCGAGACGGTCATCGTTAAAAACAGCACCGCCAACCCCATCACGGTGTACCCGTATGACGCGGGTAGCAGCATCAACAACGCAGGCTTCGGCACGATTAACCCTGACTGCTCGGCCATGTTCTTTGCCGTAAGCAACACGCTCTGGGAAGAGTTGCAGGGCTTCGGGCGGTCGGTTCCTATCCTGCACTACGGTTCGTTTTCGGACACCACCACGCAGGTTGCTGCGTCGATTGATGTTGCTTACGGCATGGTGTTTAACACCACCGACAGCAGCAACGGGGTTTCCATCGGGTCGCCTACCTCGCGGCTCGTTGTGGCTAATCAGGGTGTCTACAATGTGCAATTCTCGGCGCAATTGGATAAGACCTCTGGCGGTGCTGGCAACATCTACATTTGGCTTCGCAAGAACGGAACCAATGTCCCAAACACAGCAACTACAATTGCTATTCAAGGCACCGCAGCCAGAACGGTAGCGGCGTGGAACTTCATCATCCAATTGGAACCCACGCACTATGTAGAATTGATGTGGGCAACAGACGATACCAGCGTTAGAATCCTTGCGGCCAGCGCCACAAGTGTCTGGCCTGCGATTCCTTCGGTCATTGCGACCTTAACACAGGTCAACAACCTGTGATTCTTCCCCCCTCCCCACAGGAGTAACGACGATGCCTTTGGACAGCGACATTTTCAACGCGGACGAGCAACTCCAAGTCGAGTTCTACATCGCAAAGGATGTAGACCCGAAGTGGGACGGCAAACCGTTTGTGCGTATCAACATCCCCGGCGACAAGACGACCATCATTGAGCAGCCGGTGACGGAAGAGCACAAAAAGCGTTTCCCGCGTCAGTATCTCTACTTCCAGATGAAACAGAACGAGCAGGACGCCCCCGCAATTGGCACCTCGCTTGATGTCTGGTTTACCGATGGCAACGGCGACATCACCCGTGGACACATTGAGGAACTTCGCATCCTGAAGTTCCAGACCGTAGAGCAGGTCGCCAGCGCATCCGACGCGCAGTTGCAGCGCATCGGCATGGGCGGCACCGGCCTGCGTGAAAAGGCAAAGGCGTTCCTCGCTCGGCGCAATCGCTCCGAGACGGAGAACCAACTCGACGAAACCAAGAAGCAACTGGCCGAACTTCAGGCACAGATGGCTGCGCTTATGGCGCGCAAGCCCGGTCGCCCGAAGCGGGAGCCAGCCGTGGAGAGTTAACGCATGAGCACCACAACCATGTTGGCGTTGGTTCAGCAGGTCACCGCTGAACTGGGTTTGCCCATCCCATCAACGGTCGCGGGAAACCCCAATCAGGATGTGGTTCAGATTCTTGCCCTGATGAACGCCTCGGGGTACGAGTTGATGCGGCGCGCTGACTGGCGCGAACTGACCAAGCAGCACACCTTTTACACCGAGGCCATCAGCACCACGGGAACGTGGACGACCTCGGCATACACTCTCACCGGCATCCCTGACACCTCGGCCATCGACTCGACCTATCAGGTGCAGGGCGTCGGCATCCCCAATGCCACCTATGTGACGGGCGTGCTTTCGCCCTCGGCTGTCTCCATCAACTACGAGCCGACACAGGCGCAGGTTAACGGCAACCTGATATTCCAGAAGGTCAAGTACGGCCTGCCCTCGGACTACTACAGCAGCGTCAACCGCACGCATTGGGACAAGAGCAAGCGGTGGGAGATGCTCGGCCCCGAGTCGCCGCAGCAATGGGAGTGGCTGCTGTCGGGCTACATCTCGACCGGCCCCCGTATCCGTTACCGTCTGCTCGGCAAATACTTCCAGATTTGGCCGGGTATGAACGCTGGCGAGTTGCTTGGCTTTGAGTACCGCAGCAACGCATGGGCCGAGAGCGCAACGGGCGCGCCCAAGACTTCGATGACGGCAGACAACGACACCTGCATCTACCCTGCTCGTGTGATGGTGCTGTCTACCAAACTCAAGTATTTTGAGGCAAAGGGCTTCGACACGACCGCCATCTTCCGCGACTACCTTGCCGAACTTGAGACGGCCATCGCGCAGGACACGGGCGCTGCCAACCTCTCGTTTGCCCCGCGTCCCGGTACGGTGCTTATCGGCTACGACAACATCCCTGACAGCGGCTACGGGTACGAGAACTGATGGCCGTCGCCCGTCGCAGACTGGTACAGCGCGCTGCGGCCAATGTCGCAAGCCTGCCGTCGCCTGTGGGCGGGTGGAACGCGCGCGACTCTCTCGCCAACATGGCACCCACCGATGCCGTGCAGTTGGACAACTACTTCCCCGGCGTGTCCAACGTCATCCTGCGCGGCGGCTATGTGAAGCACGCCACAGGGTTCCCCGACGATGTGGAAACCCTGATGACCTACAGCGGCGGCACCTCTGACCAGTTGTGGGCGGTGTCGGATGGCAAGTTCTACAACGCTACATCTGCGGGTGCTATTGGCGCGGCGGCGGTCAGCGGACTGACCAACTCCAAGTGGGAATACACCAACGTCACGACCGCAGGCGGCAACTACCTGTATGCCGCCAACGGGGTCAACACGCCGTACCTCTACAACGGCACCACATGGACGAGCATCACGGGCGCATCTACGCCTGCCATCACGGGCGTTACGACCACTACGCTCAACTCTCCGACGCTCTTCAAGAACCGTGTGTGGTTCATCCAGAAGGACACGCTCAAGGCGTGGTACCTGCCGACCTCTAGCGTTGGCGGCGCGGCGCAGGTTCTCGACCTGTCATCCATCGCGCGCCTCGGCGGCGTGTTGGTGTCGATGGCATCGTGGACAATTGACGCTGGATACGGCGTGGATGACAACCTCGTATTTGTCACCGACAAGGGCGAGGTCATTGTCTACCGTGGCACCGACCCCTCTTCTGCGTCCACATGGGCGTTGATTGGCGTGTGGATTGTGGGCGCGCCTATTGGCAACCGCTGCCTGATGAAGTACGGCGGCGACCTCTTGGTGCTGACGCTTGATGGGTTGATTCCGATGGCATCGGCGCTGCAATCCTCGCGGCTCGACCCAAACATCGCGCTGTCAGACAAGATTCAGGGCGCGTTTGCGGCGGCTGCTGCGGCGTATAGGGACAACTTCGGGTGGTGTATGTTGTACAACCCAAAGAACAACGCCCTTATCGTCAATGTCCCGGTGCGCGAAGGCGCGCAGGAACAGTTTGTGATGAACAACATCACGAAGGCGTGGTGCAAGTTCACGGGCTGGAACGCCTTTCACTTTGGGTTGCTTGACGACACGCCGTACTTTGGCGCGGCAACCTTTGTAGCAAGGGCGTGGACGGCTGGCAGCGATGGTTACATCGACGACACCAACAACATCAACGGTCGGATACTGCAAGCCTTCAACTACTTTGAGACTCGCGGCGTAAAGAAGATTTTTACGCGCGCGCGGCCTTCCATCTTCAGCAACGGCACGCCTTCGGTGACGGTGGGCATCAATGTTGATTTTAATATTGCCGATAACGTGGCTCCCGTGTCATTTACGCCGCCGATTACGGCGTTCTGGGACACCGCCGTGTGGGACACGGGCGTTTGGGGGTCAGACCTCGAAATACAGAACAACTGGCAAGGCGTGACCGGAGTCGGCTACTGCGGGGCTATCCAGTTCCAGAGCAGCAGCAAGAAACTGGCTATCCAATGGGCCTCAACTGACGTGGTGTATCAACTCGGATGGGCTGGCATATAACAAGCGGCCCCGAGGTGGGCGAATGGGTATGCGACATCACGGGCGGCGGGTATCACGCCGAACGCTCCAACGCCATCGGGCTGCGTAAGGGCGACAAACTGGTCGGCGGCGTGGTTTACGAGAACTGGAACGGGCGCAGCATTGTCTGCCACATCGCCATCGCTGACCGCTTAACCCCGGCTTACCTTGCCGCCATGTTTGACTATCCGTTTAACGTCTGCGGGGTTGACAAAATCATCGCCCCCGTGGGCAGCAAAAACGCGAAAGCGTTGACTCTTGTGCGTAAAATGGGTTTCACCGAGGAAGCGCGAATCAAAGACGCCGACACCGACGGTGATATTGTTTTCCTGACCATGACACGCGATGCGTGTCGTTATTTAGGACACCGTTATGGGCAAAAAATCACCGGCACCGCCGCCAGCGCCTGACTACGCAGGCGCGGCACAACAGCAGGGCATCGCCAATCTAGAGGCGGCGCGCCTTACTGCGCGGCTCTCCAACCCCAACGTCATCACCCCGCTTGGCGGTCAGCGTGTGACCTACGGGCGTCCGCAGTTCAATCGTGCGGCATATGACGCTGCGATGGCTGATTGGCGGTCGCGTCAGCCGCAGACTCCTACGGCTGCCGCACCTCAAACCGTTGGCATTGGCGGCGGCGCGATGCAGCCCGGTGGTGGCAGTCAGCGCATGGAGATGGGCGGCGGTATGTATGGCGGGGGCGTTGACCTCGGCGTGTCGCCCGAGCCTATGGCGTCAAAGGCTGGCGGTATGCCTGCTGCGCGGCGCGAGGCTCTGGAAATGGGCGATGACCGCGCATACACGCAGGGCGGTCGAACCGACTTCACCACGCTCCCTACCGGAGCGCAGGTTCCTACTGCCATGCTTATCGGCGGCGGTCGCTTTGATGCGTCCGGCATGGGGCCGGGTGCGGCGCGGTTCCAGAATTACGGTGGCGGCGAGTACATGGGCGATGTAATGCCCACCCGCGAGATGTTCACCGAGATGGTGGACTTGGACACCCCGACGATTGAGCAATACCTCACCCCCGAGGCAGAGGCGACCCTCAAGGCGCAGCAGCGGGTTGAGCGTGCGCTTTCTGGTCTTGGTGAAAAGGCTATTGAGAACGTGCAGAAGGTTTACGGCACGGACTTCACCCCGCAGGGGCTTCCGGCGCAGCAGTTCCAATTTGGCGGTTATGGCAACCTGCCAACCCTTCCCGAGTTGCAGGGACAGGCGCGCGCGGACGTGTCGGCGCTGCCGGTTAACTTTGGCCCCACGGCAGGGCAATACGGCTTTGCGGGCGGCGGCCCTGCTGGCGTGCAGTTCGGCGGTCTGGATACTTCCGGTCTTGCCCCTGTGCAAACGGGCGTGGGTCAGTTCGGCACGGCGCAGGGTGGCCCTGCGGCTGGAACGCTGCAAGGATTGAATTTGTCTGGCGTTGGCGGGGCGCAAGTCAATGTTACGCCGGGGCAGTTCGGGATGGCGCAAGGTGGCCCTTCTGGCATTAGCGCGTCCTCGTTTGATGCCTCTGGGCTTGGCATGGCGGGCGGCGGGCCGGGTGGCGGTGCCTTTGGCGCGGCGCAGGGTGGCGTAGGCGCTCCGTCGCTTCGCGGTCAGTACGACTTGACGGGGGTGGGCGATGTTGCCCGCGCACCGGGCGCTGCTGCGGCGATGCAAAGCGGGCCTACGGCCCCGACGCTTCAGGGGCAGTTGGATACCTCGCGCCTTGCCGCGATGCCTGTAAACGCCGGTATGACGGCGCAACAGGCGATTATGTCGCGCCTCGACCCGCAGTTGCAGCGTCAGCGGGCGCAGTTGGAAACCCAACTCGCCAATCAGGGTCTTGTCCGCGGCGGCGAGGCGTATGGTGCTGCCATCACCGAGCAACAGCAGCAGGAGAACGACCTGCGGACGCAAGCCGCGCTACAGGGCTTGAGCCTCGATATGGCGGCGCGTCAGCAGGGCTTGGGCGAGGCGCAGGCGTTGGGTGGCTTTGCCAACCAAGCGGCTTTGGCGGGCTTTGGCGCGGGACAACAGGCCACCGCAGCGCAGAACGCAGCAGCGCAACAAAATTTCCAGAACGAATTGGCTAGGCAGGCTGCTGCAAACCAAGCGCAACAGCAAGCGTTTGGGCAACGGGCGCAAGCGGGGCAGTTTGGCAACGAGGCGCAGTTGGCGGCATTCCAAGCGGCGATGCAGAATCAGGCGGCGGGCAATCAGGCCATCGGGCAGAACTTCGGTCAAGCGCAGGCCGCGCAGGCGATGGCAAATCAAGCGCAAGCGCAGAACTTCCAGCAGCGCATGGCGGCGGGTGAGTTCGGTCGGCAGGGTCAGTTGATGGCCTTCCAGACCGGGCAGCAGGCGCAGCAAGCGCAGAACGCAGCGATGGCGCAGAACTTTGGGCAGGCGATGGCGGTTGACGAGGCGGCGCGGGCTGCACAAGCGCAACGGTTTGGTCAGGCTGTGACAGGGACGCAAGTCGGCGCTGCGTTGGCGGGACAGCAATTTGAGATGGGACAGCAAGCGCAGCAGGCGCAGAACGCCGCTATTGCTCAAAACGCGCAGATTGCGCTTCAGTCTGGACAATTTGCCAACGCCGCGCAGGCGCAGCAGTTCGCGCAGCGGCTTGCGGCGGGCGAGTTTGGTCGAGACGCGCAGATGGCCTCCTTCCAGACGGGGCAGGCGGCGCAGGAAGCCGTTAACCGTGCCATCGCGCAGAACTTCCAACAGGGTATCGGCGCGGCGGGTGCGTACAACACGGCTGCGGCACAGCAGTTTGGGCAGAACATGGACATCGCGGGTTTGTACAACGCGACGATTGCCCAGAACCAACAGGCGGCATTGCAGCAGGCGCAGGCGCAAGCGGCTCTTCAAGCGCAAGGGTTCAACCAAGCGCAGGCGGCGGCAAACTTCCAGAACGCCCAGCGTCAGGCAGCGTTGCAAGAGCAGTTGGCGCTTCGGGCGCTTCCGCTTAACGAGGTCGCAGCCATCATGGGCGGCGCACAAGTGCAGATGCCGCAGTTCCAAGCCTATCAGGGCGCAGAGGTTGGGGCGGCTCCCATTTTCGGCGCTACGCAGGCGGCGGGTAACTTCGCGCAGCAGAACTACCAGAATCAAATTGCACGCCAGAACGCGCAGATGGGCCTGTACGGTAGCGTGCTTGGCGGTCTAGGTGGCGGCATAGGTCAAGCGGGTAGTGTTTCCAAATTCTTCGGGTAAAAATATGAGAACCCCTTACCAAACCTTTAACGCTCCCCCTATGATGAACGGCGGTCGCGGTCAGCGCATGGCGCGTATGCTCCAGATGCAGGGCCAGAGCCAGCAGGTGAGCAACAACGCAGGGGCGCAGAGTGATATGCAGTATTCGCCCCCGCAAAACGCTGCGGACATCAACCGTGCGCCGCGTCAGTTTTTGCGGCAGTACCCGAAAATGCCAAAGTCGCCGGGGATGACCAACCCGCAGGGTGGCCCTGACCGGGGAGGGTTTGAAAATGGCTGACGAACGCTACAAAACAGTCTCGATGTTTGCGCTTCCAGACGAATACCAGCGGCAAGCCTCTGAGGCACGCCGCCGCCGTCGCATGGCAGAGATGCTTGCACAGCAGGCGTACCAGCCGGGGGACGTTCAGAACGCCCCTATTCCTTCCGCAGCGCCTTTGGTGCAGGGTCTACAGGCTTACTTGACTGCCCGTGCTGCGCGTAAGGCTGATGAGGCAGAAGAAACCGCTGCAAAAACAAAAGCGCAATTTGAAGCAGATACAGAACGACAGATTGATGCAACTGGCGCTCAAATTGCAGGCCGCTTAATGGGTGGTTCACCT